TTAAAATTGGTGTTGTTACGCATGTGAATGCAAGCGAAACAGTTTGTGCATCTGGTGCTGTGCCTCCGGCAGATGGCAAAATTGGCTGCACATCAAAAGCAAACGATGCTCCAGAATCTGCGCCAAAAATTACCGATAGGCCAGTTTGTGGTGCGTTTGTTGCTGATGTCCAAAGAGCTTCACAAAGTGAATTTGCTGCTCCCCAATCGGCTAACATTTCAACGGCAAAAGAGCCTTGAGTGTCGGTTGTGTAATACGCCTTGCCATCAAGTGTTTGATATGTGTTGATTGTTGAATCAACAGTCAAAGTTGCTGATGTAGCTTGAGCATCAAAACTATCACCATCAATGGTGAAAGTGATGTCTCTGCCCGTGATGATTGTTGTTGGCATGATTTCTCCTTAGTTGGTGTAGTAAGTGCTGACTTGTAAATCGGCTGTGAGGTATTTGCCTGCACCGACTTCCAATGGTTGTGGTTGATTCACATTGCCTACGACATAGCCGTTTGGCATTGTGCTGATGATGCTAATCATCAATTGTTCTAAATTGTCCAAAGCTGCTGCATTGCTCATGTAAGCAACAACACCTGTAACAGTTAAATTGACTTTGACTTTTGTAGTTGATCCGTTAATTAAAACGCTTTCAAGATATGGTGCATCTGGAATCAAACATATTGATGGGCTAGTCATTGTCTCTGGAATGCCGTTATAGACATTGGCAGCAATTGTTGAAAGCGCGGTTTTTAATGGTGTGCGTACAGCTGATTCAATACTCATTGGCACATTGCCTCAACATCCAAAAATGGCCCAAGCAAGCCAACGACTCTGTTTGTCAAGCTGCGGCCAAGCACAAATGGTGATGGCTGAAATGTGTCCGACATGATTTGGTTGCCGGGAGCTGTAATGCTCTGGAAAATTTCAACCGATACAACCAAAATGGCATTTTCAATAGGCGGTGTTGATGCATACAATTGCGCCGCTGATGATCCGGATAAAGTAGCCAATGCGCTTGGAATAAATGGCAATGGATATGTGCGGTCTGCGGCAGCTGTGGCCGCTGTGAATGTGTAAGGTTCAATCCGATCATCGGTGACTGTATAAGTGCCATTATATGTTCCGGCCCCGGTAACAATGACAGATTGCCCCGGCACAAAATAATTTGGCCGGATTGTTGTGAAATAAATGACGGAATCACTCACATTGGCAAATGTCACCGATGATTGGTATTGCGTGAGTAACGGCAAAATCGTTTGTTCAGCTGAATCAATAAATGAATCAAGCTGTGCATCAGAATACAAGGAAACCGAGACACCAAGAATTGACCTCAGCTGTGAGGCTGTGACTATTGCTGGCATCTCGGTTCCTTTCGTATCGTTAGCGTTCGGGAGCGACCGCTACCGATGATTGATTTTTATTCGGCTCAGGTCTGGTTCCAGCATGCGCCAAATGGAATCTTTGGAGCAATTGCTGCGTAGCCGTAGTAGAGGATGTCAATTGTTCCATCGCTCTGAATTGCTGTGCGCAATGTAAAGCGTGGTGACTCATACCATGTCCATGCATCTGGGTTGATAACAGCCATTGAGAAATCGCCTGTTGATGTTGTTGCTCCAGCATTACCAATTGAGCGAGAAACAAAGAGATTTAAGCCCGGTGAAACTACACCGCGCAAGCTATCTCCACGAACATTTCCAGCTTGGTTTGATGGTTGCGCTGCGTTGTATAGCGGTGCGCCATTGTCGTTGTAACCCATGATGTTTGTCCATTGTCCAGGAGAAACAACGATGTTGCGTGCAAATCCAAGTGATGATGAATAAACAGCACCGGCAGCTTGTGATGTGTAAGCAAGGAAACCTGTGGATGTGTTTGCATTAACACCTGTTTGCTGACCTGCACCAGCGATTGTGCCAACAGCAAATTCATCAGTTACTTTTGCATAAGCAAATTCAAGATTTTGCAAAAGAGCTGTTAGATATTCTGGACGGCTGCGATCAATAAGCTCGACAGTTGAAATTGCGCGACCTTTGAAGCTTTGAACAGGTACGCTCAAGAATGTTGCTGATAGTGATGATTCTGTGACGGCTGCATTTTCTGCAATGTTTGCCACAGTAGGAACAGCTGTAACGCGTGGAATTTCGAATGTCATTCCTTCGCCAACAAGTGTTTCACGGCTTAGCGCATCAATCATTCCGCGATCAGCGTTAGCCAATGCATTGACAACCTGTGTGCTTTGAGGCGTTGGCACCATGCCGGGAGCTGTGCCAGTCGTATTATCGGCGGCCTTGATGTATTGGCGTGAATCTTCATCGTGCAGGATTGTTGCCTTTAGATAGTGCTCGAGGTATGAAACCTTTGACACAATTGGTGATCGTGGAGCTGTGTAATAGGCAGGTCGTGATGCCTGAACAGCCTCAGCTGGAGCCTCTACCGGTTCAACGGCAGGAGCGGTGTTTTCGGTAGTGTTATCCACTTTGTCTCCTTCATTTGGGTTTGTTATTTCTGCAACCTCTTGAGTTTCAGAATCTTCTGATGCTGCTACCTCTGAAACTCGTGCAGATCGCACGGCTGGTTCGGTAACAAGCGCAACAGCTGTGAGCTGTCCATTCAAGACTTTCATAGTGCCATCCTTTTGCATTTCATAATTATCAACAGCCAGTTCAATGCTAAAACCATCTCGCAAACCATCCATTGCTTCGACCAATGCATCAGTTCCAGCTGTTGTATTTGCAATCTTAAATGTCGCTGTCATTTCTTTGTCATTAACACTCATGGCAATGCTCTTGCCAATTCTGCGTGTGTTGTCATGTTCTAAATTGAGAAAGACATCATTTACAGCAATTGATCCACGGGCAAAAACAACCTTGCCTGTGCTCGCGTTTGCGTGCTCGTTAAATGCAACGATTCGCCCGGTGATTGTGCGTGCATCGGTATCAGCTGCCGTGATTTGCATCGGTGTTGTTAGTTTCATGAGATCATATCCTCCATTTGTCTAATTTCATCGGTAGTGATTGCTCCGATGTCAAATAAAATCTTGTAAATCTCTGCACGCTCTTTTTCTGAGCCGCGTAGGTATGCCTTCAAATCAAATTCAACGCGCTGTGTTGATGGCGTAAAATCTGGCATTGAAAGTCTTGAGGATAGGCTGTTCATCAACGGAAGCAGCGAGAAATCCAACAAAGTTTGACGCGCCGTGCTGGCGTTTGCATAGGTCATGGATGATCCAGTCGGCGCATCAATAAAGTAAGCCGGAATGCCAACGGCTCTGGCTAATTCTGTTGCAATGATTTCGCGTGCAGCATTAAGGCCAATTTGCTCCGGTGTAAAACCAACTGTTTCCATTGAAATGTCAGCATTGAGAAAAGCCGTTCCGCGATTTCTGCGAGCTGTTCCCCAAGCATCCAAAAGTTTTGCAATGCGGTCTGCTGGCAATGCTGTGCCATTCGATTTCAAAACCATTGATGGCACGGGTTCGCGTGCGTACATTGCAGCAGCTCGCTCAAGCTCTGCACCGGCACGAATTGTGCGACCGGCTCGATTCAATAAGCCTTCATCATTGCCATAAAACACAACGAGTGAGCCGATGCCGCTATTTGGTACTTGCATTCCATCTACTGTGTAATACTCAATCTGCGTGCCTTTATCATTAAGAAACACACCAACGCGATTAGGAGCAACGCGCCACATTTCGCGCACTCTCCCGGTATCGGCAAATAGCGACATAATCTGAAAATAACTAAACCCCGTAAAAAGTAAATCTTCACAGGCCCACACCCATGATGCAGCTCCGGGCACGCGCTTATCTGGATCAGAAATCACAACAGGTTGGTCAATGACTTGGCCTGTGTCTTTGTCGCGTGTAATCATCGGGATGGTTGCGATTGAATTACAAATCATGTTTCGCGCGCGAGCAATTGCTGGCACACTCATTGCTTCTTCGCGGCTTGCAAGATAATCCGCGCCGCCAAATGGATAAAACGCATCAAGCGTTGGAGCTGGCCCAATTTGTGCAGCTATGTCAGCACCGCGCGATGGCGCAACAGTTTCAATGGTGCGTTTGCGGTCAAATAATCCCATGCACCCATTTTCTCAAAATGTCAAGCATCAACCCACTAAAACATCAATTTCCGTTTCTGGGCGTGTCGCAAAGTGTGTGCATAGCGCGGCTGCTACGGCAGCACACACGGCCGATTGGCTGGCACGCCTTCCAATGACCCAACCGCCATCACCGCGCCTCAATTGCACAGCTGAAAGCATTTGCTCGGTCAGCGATGATTGGTTTCGGTGTTTCAATCTGCCGCTGTTGATTGCGCCCAATAATTCATCACAAGCTTGTGGATAATCGGCATCCATGTCATGAATTGGAATACCGGCTGGCTGCATTCTTGCCGCGACCGCGCCGGATGTGCGCCTTGAATACAGCAAATACTCAATGGGATATTTGCGGCAATAACTAGCTGCATCGTTGGCAATTGCCCGATCATCTAACTGGATGGTGTTTTCCCATGTATGCAGCAGCTTTATTACAAAGCTCTCTGATCCAAGCTTTTGAGCTGCGACCAATGCACAATGCTTTCTGTCCGGTGAAATATCAATGGCCATCCATGTGAGTTTGTCCTCATCAAGATCAATAGTTTCATCTCCACACTCTTGCCACTCTTTGGCACCAATAACGCTGGAGATTGTTTGCACCCAACGATTCAAAACCTCAGTCATTACTACATCTGGAGGATCATTGAAAACGGCTCGGATATTGTCGGGATGGATTGTTATGTTAAGTCCGGGATTTGCAAATGCCGCGTTTTCTAGTGAAATTTCATCGGTAGGAGCTGACCATTCAAAATACCCCACATTATCGTTTGCTCCACTAGCTGCTGCCAATCCGCGCTCTCGCAATTGGTTAAGCACAATTGAGTGAGAATCACCAGCTGTCGAGAAGCAGCTGATTTGCGGATTTTTTGCAGCCATCAATGTGTAGCGCAAGCTGGCAAAAGTTTCCATATCGTGCAGCTCTCGGATTTCATCCATATGCACGCTTTCCGGTTTTGATAAACCTCTAGCTGCTGATCCACCAGCTTTGATAACAAAGCGCGATCCATCTAGTGTTTCAATCTCTTCGGCCCCATGTTGCCAGCGGATTCGCTTGACCCGTTTTGCCAAATCATCATTGCTCTCGATAATTTGAACAATTGCCCGGAATTGCTCCAGCGATGTAACCAATCGGTGAGCTGTAGAGACTTGCAAGGATTCTTGCCAATGAAAAAGACCCATCAAAATTCTTGCACTCATGTAGGTCGATTTTCCATTTTGTCTCGCACAGCTGGCCACAGAAATTGGGTGAAGGTAGCGTCCATCCGGCTTCACCTTAAGAGAATGCTCGGCCAGCCATTTTTGCCATGGCATAAAGCCGCCATCAATGATCTGGTCAGCGAAATCAATCAGTTCAAAGCCACGCGATGGCAAATCATTGAGCGGTGAGTGAATTCGTGGAGCTGTTACCGGCAAAAAAACCGATTCCAGCCCATTTGAGCCTGTCTCAGCCGTAAGGCCACCAACTATGACCTGTTCAGCCTTAATCATGACTTATCGACTCGTTTTGGGGTATAAACACACCAT